ATGTAATTCAACAGGAACTAGAAGCAGAAGAGTTCTTAGGAACAGCATCTGAACGCAGAAAACGACTTAGGGAAAGAGAAATAGCAGAATACTCAGGACAAGCAGGAACTGCTAGAGGAGTTTCCCTTACAAGGTCTAGAGCAGGCATAATATAGAATCCCGACACGGACCAACCAGCCCCGTGCGGTGTACAAGACTGGTAGTATGAGCCAATATCAATTCCCCGATTAATATTGAGGCATACGCTAACTACTAACAAAGGGAGAGGTTGCTATGAGCAACGACCGCGATAACTACTGGGACGACGATGATGAAGATGAGGATACAGCGCAATCTGACTTCAACAACGCCGATACAGACCTCGTTAAAAAACTTCGTAAGGCTTTAAAAGCCGAACAGAAGAAAGCAAAGGAATTAGAATCAACTCTTGGTGAGTTGTCTAAAGCCCAACGAGAGCGGGTACTTAAGGATGTTCTTACATCCCGTGGTGTGAACACCAAAGTGGCAAAATTCGTACCGACTGATTTAGATGCTTCTGAAGAAGCAATTACATCGTGGCTCGACCAGAATGCTGATGTGTTTGGATTTGAAGTCCAACCTAGGCAGGAAATCGACCAAGACGATATACAAAATCTACGTCAAATGGATAATGTCGCAAGAGGTACATCATCACCAAATAGAGCGCAAGACCTAGAGATGCGATTGGCAAATGCTCAATCCGAGGATGAAATCCTTTCTCTATTGCGTTCGCAAACCCAATCCTAATTATCTAGTCACTTGGAGGTGACAAATGGCTAACGCCTTTACATCAACGGGCTCCGCAACACTCGGAGGCACCGTAGGTGGCGCAGGTTTAGTACAGAAGGCATATGACCGTCTTCTCGAATTCGCCCTCCGCTCAGAACCACTACTTCGTTCTGTAGCAGATAAGCGTCCTGCCCGCCAGGCAATCCCAGGCTCAACCGTAGTGCTACAGCGCTATGTTGACTTGGATGCAGCAACAAGCACTCTGACTGAAACAACAGACCCAGATGCAGTTGCACTTACTACCCCAACATCAGTAACCATTACTCTTAACGAGTACGGTAATGCTGTTCTTGTAACCCGCGCTCTTGAGTTATTCTCATTAGCAGACGTAGACCCAGCAATTGCAAATATCATTGCATACAACCTTGCTGATTCTATCGACCAGGTTGTTTCATCAACTCTTACTGGTGGAACTAACGTAATCTACAGCGGTTCAACCGCTACAAGCACTGCCACAATCTCTGCTGCTGCAACAATTGATTCAGCAGATATTCGCAAGGCTGTTGCTAAATTACGTGCTAATAAGGCCAAGGCTCGCCGTGGTTCTTACTACTGGTGCGGTATCCACCCAGAAGTTTCCCACGACCTGCGCGCAGAGTCTGGAAACCTAGGCTGGAACTTCACACACATCAACACAAACCCAGCCGTTAATAACGTATGGGCTGGAGAAATTGGCGATTACGAAGGAGCATTCTTTGTTGAGTCTTCTCGTTTGCCAAATGCTAAAGATGGCGCAGACCAGACCGCTCTCGCTACAACCGCAGTAACTGTTCCAGGTACATCAGCAGGCTTCACCTTCGGTGTTGCTTCTTCTGCTGTAATCGCATCACGCGCTGAGGTTGGAGATAAGGTTGCTGGAACTGGTATCGCTTCAGGTGCCAAGATTACTGCAATCAGCACTTCTGGCTCAACCACTACATTCACTGTAGATACAGCCAACACTGCTGCAGTTACCGCTACAACAACTGTAACCGTAACTCCAGTAACACGCGTATTTGATACTATCCTCTGCGGACAGCAAGCACTTGCTGAGGCTGTTGCAGAAGAGCCACACATTGTTATTGGAAACGTAACCGATAAGTTGATGCGCTTCCGCCCAATGGGCTGGTACGGCGTACTCGGCTTTGCACGTTATCGTGAAGAAGCACTGTATCGTATTGAATCTGGTTCTTCAATCGCTGCTCTCTAGTTGATTGACTCTGACGGGTAGGCATATTAGAACAGCCTACCCTTCGGGGTGAGTTCATTAGGAGGACTTATGACTGAATACATCTTTACAACTCCAATAGTTGAAGAAGGACCAGCAGGGGACCATAGGTTGTTTTACTTCTATAAATTAAACAGGGGTATTAGCATAGCCTTAAAACCTACAGGTGGATACGAACAAATTCGTTATCCAGTTGATGGAGACTTAAGTGATTACCCTGTTGTGTACCGTGGTGGGTATAATTACACAGTAGATGATACTACCAAAGCAGCACTCATTGCTGGCAATGTTGGTGTCACAGAGGCTAACTTTACAGCAGTATGAAACATTGGGAACATCACCCTGAGCCAGTAGAAGGATGCTTTGGTTGCAAGGGTTTGAGTATACAGATGAACGCAGGAGATGCGGATAGTCGCAGGACTATACCAAACAAAGCGTTTAACAAAGAATTGGATGCCTACAAAGAGGCGAGAGCCCAGGGTATCCAGCCTGCTGGAACTTCTATGAAGAAGATTCAAGAGGCAGTAAAGGCTAGCGAGATATTGGGTAAACCTTATGACTCTAGCAAGATGGCACCAGCAAAACATATTAACAAAAAATCAGCAGCAGTACTAAATCAACTAGGAGCATAATATGCCAATGGTAAACGGAAAAGAATTTCCATATAGCAAAAAAGGTATGGCTATGGCAAAAAGAGCAGCCAAGAAGTCAGGTAAGAAAATGGTTATGAAGGCAGGCAAGAAGGCTGTAGTCAAAAAAATGGGAAAGAAGAAGTAGTTATGCCAGGTAGAATTAGTCCAGGCAAAACAGCCCAGCAACGGAAGAAAGAAATTAACGCTGCTGAAAATGCTGCAATAGCGAAAGCCAATGCAATGCTTGATAAAATGATAAGAGAAGGCACCATACCGCAAGGTGGTCTTCAAAAAGCAAAAGAAATGATTATGAAAAAAACAGGTGCCTATCCGATGGGAAGTGCTAACTAATGGCTACAGTTAAAAAAGTTGCTGCTACAGCAGATGCTGCAAGAGCAGAATGGAACGCTAAACAGACATTGAGAACACAAAATGCAAAGTCTGGCGGAACAGTAAGACTTTATTCTGCTATTGCTAGTGCTGGAAAAAATGCCGAAAAAGGAATGGGCAAAAAAACTAAAATAGTAAAAATTAACAGCAATCCAGTACCAGGTAATACCCGTATAGGCAAACTATCAGGTGGCGGTCTTGGCGGTATGTTTGGAATTAAGAACCGTTAATGTCTTCGGGACAATTGAAACCGCACTACGGTTTTAACTCTGTGCAAATTAAAAATGGATATGTAGTGCGGTTAAACAAGAATGGAACAGTAAGAGCAGTACTAGGAAAGTATGGGGAGTATGGCAAAGCAAACAAGTAGACGTGACCCACGCTTAGCACGTGCAGGTGTATCAGGGTTCAACAAACCAAAGCGTACTCCTACCCATCCTAAGAAGTCACACATTGTTGTGGCTAAAGAGGGAAGCCAAGTAAAAACAATCAGATTTGGTGAACAAGGTGCATCCACCGCTGGTCAACCAAAGTCGGGAGAATCTCGACGAATGACTATGAAACGCAAAAGTTTTAAAGCGCGTCATCGTCGTAACATCGCTAAAGGTAAAATGAGTGCCGCATATTGGGCAGATAAGGTGAAATGGTAATGTCGAAATCATTCGATAGAAACGCAGCCAAGAAGGCTGGCGCAAAAAGAGCGCTTCCTAAAGGTGGCGGTAAGGGTGCATCAGGATATAAACTTTATACTCCTGTAAAGCAATCCACAATTGATAACATTAAAAGTATGGGTATGTCAGCAGCCCTTAAGAAGGCTGGTTCTTCTAAGAATGCTGAGTTCGTACAAGGCGTAAAGCGTATGTACGGAGTAAAGCGTCTAGAGGCTTCTATGGCTAAGGCTAAGAAGTCTGCTCCAGCAAAATCTCCTGATGAAGCACGTGCTAAGTACGCAGCAAAGAATAAGCCTGCTGCTAAGTCAGCGGATGCTGCACGTGCTAAGTACATTGGCACAGGCTCCAATAAAGCCAAGATGACTACTTTGAATAAAATGGGACCAAGAGGTAAAATGGGACCAAAGCCAAAGTACACATCTAAGAATCCAAAGCCAATAGATTTAAAAAAGGGACTATTCCCTGGACTACTCGGTGGTAAGAAGTAACAATGTCATACACTAAACCAGGCTTACGCGAATCTATTAAGAATAGAGTCCTTGCTGGCTCTAAAGGTGGTAAGCCTGGTCAGTGGTCTGCTCGTAAAGCACAACTTGTAGCACAGCAGTACAAAAAGGCTGGCGGTGGTTATACAGGAAGTAAAACCAGTAAGCAAAAATCTTTGTCTAAATGGACTAAAGAAAAATGGGGTACTAAATCTGGTAAGCCCAGTACCCAAGGTAGCAAGGCTACTGGTGAAAGATATCTACCTAAGAAGGCTCGTGAAGCCTTAAACAAAAAAGAATACGCAGCCACATCTGCTAAAAAACGCAGAGATACAAAGGCTGGTAAACAGTTTTCAAGACAACCTAAATCAATCGCAAAGAAGACGGCTAGGTATAGATAATGGCAACAGGCACAGCAGGTAGTTCATTTACAAGCGAACTAAATCGCTTAGCGAATGGTGGTACTTATCCAGCACTTACGGCATATATGGCTGCAACTGCTGCTGCCAATGACTATGCCAACACCACAGGTTTAGCCCTTATTGCTGCTCTTAACAAGGCAGCCGATGCCAACCGTCAACCTAAAGATTACAAAGCACTAGGTGGCATTTGTAACGAACTGGCTGGAACTACAGCCCTATCACCTACTGACGCCTTGAGGAGCATTAACCTGTGACAGTAACGCTTAAAGAAATTATTGATGAAGTCCTAATCAACCTATCTGGTTATACCTACCAGCAAGACCGTTCAACCTATCTTACTACTGCTGTTACTACTACTACCTCTCCTAGCACATCACCTACCATCCTCAGCCTTGCTTCTACCGATAACGTAGGCAAAGGCATAATTGAGGTTGGAGAAGAGTTGATGTGGGTAGACTCATTTGACCGTATTGCTAACAAAGCCACTATTGCC